AAACCGAGTTCGTTGACCTTGCCAAGCAAGACCCTCGACTGATTCAGGAAATGCAGCAGGCGCCCAATCCGGCCCGCTTTGCTTACGAAACTGCCAAGAAGGCCCGCGAGTATGAAGCCATGAAGGACGTGGATTCGTACAAGGCCAAGCTGAAGCAGGAATTGGAAGCAGAGCTGCGCAAGGAACTGGAAGCCGAGCAGCAGCAGAAGGCGGAAAAACAGCAGCGCAAACGCGATGCCATTGACCCGTCCCTGGCCTCTTCAACGTCCAATGGTCTCAAGTCCGACGACTACGCTGGCCCCACACCTCTTGACGACATCCTGAGCTGAATTTGTGCGGCCCCTGTGCCGCTTTCGACTATTCCTGAGAGGTAATTATCATGGCTGAGACTACTATCAGCACCGCCAATCGCGTGAAGCAGTGGGACGACAAAGCCCACGTTGAATACATCCGCGCCAACCGGTTCAAGCGCTACATGGGCACCGGTGAAAACTCCATCATCCAGCTGAAGGAAGATCTGACCAAGAAGAAAGGTGACGCGATCACCATTCCTCTGGTTGGTGCGCTGGATTCCTCTGGCGGTCCGAATGACGGCTCCAGCGACCTGGTGGGCAATGAAAAGGCCCTGCCGAACGATGGCCACCGTGTCAGCGTCAAGGTTGTGCGTGACGCCACCCTGGTCAATGTGGAAGAAGAGCAGGCTTCTCCGATCAGTATTCGGAACGCCGGCAAGACCGCACTGAAAGACCTGCAGATGCGATACCTGCGCAACAGCATCATCACCGCGCTGGGCAGCATCGACGGCATTGCCTACGGCTCTGCCACCACCGGCCAGAAGAACGACTGGCATGACAACAACAGCGACCGCGTGCTGTACGGCGCAGACACCGGCAACTTCGTGGCCAGCGACCATGCCGCATCGCTGGCGAATATCGATACCACTGACAAGCTGACAGGCGAAGTGGTGTCTCTCGCCAAGCGGATCGCGCAAGACGCCTCCACGGTGAATGGTGATGGCATCCGCCCGTTCACCTATGGCGAGGACATGGAAACCTTCGTGTTGTTCACCAACACCCGAGGCTTCCGCGATCTGCGCAACTGGATGGTGGCGAACAAGTTCTGGAACGACGCCATGCAGGAAGGCAAGAGCAACCCGCTGTTCTCTGGCCCGACCTCCATTCACTGGGATGGCGTGATTGTTCGTGAAATCCCAGAGATTGGGAATATCGCAGCAGCTGGCGCCGGTACCCCGGCAATCCCTGTGGCGCCCTACTACCTGTGTGGCGCCCAAGCACTGGCAGCCGCCTGGGCCATGCGCACCAAGACCACTACCCGGAAAGAAGACGATTATGGCTTCCGTTACGGTGTGGGCTTCATGGAAATGCGCGGCGTCGAGAAGCTGCAGTACGGTCAGGGCGGCGCAAGCGCCAAGGACTGGGGCATCGTGTCTGGTTTCGTCTCTGGCGTGGCCGATTGATGCACCTAGCAGTGGGCACGGGGACGGTTACGGCCATCCCTAAGTCCGGCAGCGCCTCGATCCGGCGGGCGCTGTTCGGTCAGCTCTACGAAATTCCCGAAAGGGAGGCGCCGGAAGGGTATTGGGTGGCGTTTGTGCGCCACCCTCTCGCCCGCCTTGTTTCCTGTTATCAGCACTGGATTGTGAATGCCTTCCACCACCGTATGGCGGTGCACGGGCTCACGCAGGGCATGCCGTTTGCCGACTTCGTCAAGGCGGTGGCGGAAATCCCTGATGCCGATGCTGATATGCATTTCAAAAGCCAGTTTGCGCTGATCGATGGTCAGCCTGATTTCATCGGGCGCGTTGAGTCCATCGAGCAAGACTGGAAGCACGTTCAATCCGTGTTCGGCGTGGGGCCCATCGGTCACCACAACCGGACAGATCATGCCGGCTGGGAATCGATGTATCCCCCTGAGCTGGCCGCCATAGCGCTGGAACGCTACCAGCAAGACATGGAGAACTACTATGCAGGTCACCTATAAGGGTGCTTCCGAGACGGTCACTTTTGACGGCGTGGAATTCCCCAAGGGCCAGGCAGTTGAGTACACCGGCAGCCGTGGCGAGAAGCTGAAAGCCAACTGTTTCTTCGAAGTAGCCGAGGCCAAGCAGAAGGCTCCGGCCAAACCGAAAGCGCCTGCCAAGCAGAAGGCCCCGGCCAATGCCGACGCTGACTGATATTGCCGGGCGCGTGATGAAACGCCTGGGCCTGCTTGATCCGGACGAAAACCCGGAGAGCAAAGAGGCCCGGGACATTATCGCCATCATGGAGTCGTCCCATGCGTCTCTGCTGGATCGTGGCCTGATTGACTGGCCATTCCGTGGCGAGGGCACTGGCAGCATTAACGACCCCTCACTGGTGCCTGCTCGCTGTGAAGACGCATGGATTAACTACGCCGCCTGGAAGTGCTCTGCAGACTTTGGCGCCACCAGCCAGGAAGTGGCGAGCCGCGGCCAAGAGGGCTACCGCGAACTGATTGCCTTGTCCCAGCAGCCCTTCGATGACCGCGACATTCCGGTGACTGACTACTAATGCAGCTCCCTATCGGCCTGACATTCAACGCTCACCCTGAGCGGACCGTCGGCGTGGAAAATTTGGTTAACGTTCAGCCTGAAGCCACGCCGAGAGGGCGCAGTCAGTTCGTGCTGCGCTCATGCCCTGGACTCAACTCCTTCGTGGACCTGGGCGGCGACAAGCCTGTCAGGGGCATGATTGAGGTGCGCGGACTGCTGTATGTCGTGGCCGGGCCGGCGCTGTACCGCGTCAATGCGGATTACACCGTGGATTCGTTCACCTATGTGGACGGGCGCGGACCGGTGGGTATCAGCACCAATGGCAAGCAGATACACATTGCCGCCGGCGATGCTGGCTTCATCTATGACGTTGAGACCGAGGTGCTGCAGAACATCCTGGATTCGGCTTATCCCACGGCCTACACGTCCGCTTTTGTGGCGGGTCGTTTTGTGGTCGAGGATGCCGATTCACAGGGTAAGTTCTTCTGGTCTGACCTGTATGACGGGCTCACCTGGAGCGGGCTGAACTTTGCCACGGCAGAGCAGCTGCCGGACCCGGTGGTGGCTGTTTATGGCCGGGGTGACTCGGTAGCGGTATTTGGTACCCAGACCACCGAGTTCTGGGCGCCTTCTTCGGATGGGTTTTCGCCAATTCAGGGCTCAGGCCAGCGAATGGGCATCCGGTCCCGGGCTAGCCTAGCGGAAGTGGATGGCGTGCTGTTCTTCCATGCTGCCGATGGGTCGTTTCGGGCCATGTCCGGCTACCAGCCGCAGCGAATCAGCACCCCGAACATTGAGTCCGCAATCAGCGAATGGACCGACGCCGAGGGGTTTTGCTACACGCTGGACGGCCACACGATTTACGAAGTGGCAAGCCCGGCCTATGACCAGACGTTTTGTTATGACCTGACCGAATCACAGCGCCTCGGCTCGCCTATCTGGTTTGAGCGGCGCTCGGGTGTCGGCCAGGCAGAAACGCGGCACCGGGCCCGATTTAGCGCCGTCTGCTTTGGCAAAACGCTGGTAGGTGACGCTATCACTGGCGAGGTGTGGGAGTTGTCCCACGCATTCAGCCCGGACTTTGCTGAATTCTACACCCCGTACCTAACTGATCCGGATAACCACAAACGCCTACGCCTAGATCGCCTTGAATTGATCTGTCGGACGGGCGTAGGCGCCATAAATCCCGAAGGCCCCAAGCCGCACTGCATCCTGAGGCTTTCCCGGGACAACGGATACACCTGGGGCCATTCCAAGTGGCGCGAACTCAAGATGATTGGAAAGTATGACGCCCGGGTCATCTGGCGCCGGCTGGGTCAGTTCCGGCAGGTGGCCTGCCATTTTCGTGTGGCGCAGCAGGTGCCATTCATCGTCATAGGGCTGAACGCCAATGTCCGTTAATAATCCTGGTCAGGGAGAGCCCCTCATTGAGGGTCGGCCAGATCTTCGAATCAGCATCACCTGGTTTCGCTTTGTGGCCGAACTGGTGCGCCAGCACAACAAGCTGCAAGCCACCGTTACCGAACAGCAAACACAGATTGACGACCTCATTTCCCGAGTGGAAAACCTCGAATCCCCGTAGGAGACAACCATGAGTCTGTTTAGCGCAGGCGCAACCATCTATGGCGCCAACAAGGGCGCCGATGCGATGGAGGACGCCATTGAGCAAGCTATTATGCTGCAGCGAGAGCAGGCAGAGCGCGCGCGCAAAGAGTTCACGCCCTACGCTAATGCAGGCCGGGAGTCTCTGACGCAATATCAGCAGAACATCGGCAAGCAGCCAGATTATCAGAATGTTCTGGCCAACCTGGCCAATGACCCCGGTTACCAGTTCCGACTGCAGCAGGGGCAAGAGACGCTGGAAAACAGCGCCGCCGCACGGGGCAATCTGCTTTCAGGGTCCACCCTGAAGGACTTGACCGGCTACGCCCAGGGCATGGCCTCGCAGGAAGGCGCCAACGCCTATAACCGGCAATTCAATGCCTTCAATAACACCCAGAACCAGCTGGCAAATCTGATGCAGCAAGGGTTTGGCGCCTCAGGCCAGATCGTCGGCTCTGGGCAAGCAACAACCAACAATCTGGCGAATCTGGCCATGTCACAAGGGCAGAATACTGCCAACCTGTGGAACACGCGGGCACAAGCGATCGGCGGCGTGCTTGATCAGTTCGGGCAGGCAATTGGCGCCGGATTCGGAGGCTAAAATGGCGACATTGAAAGACCTTGGCATGTTTGGCGCGCGCGCCTTCTTTGGCGCGGATAACGTAGACCGTGGCATTCAGAACCGCCAGGCCCAAGACTACAACCGAAACCGGAACCAGCTTGCCGAGCTTGACCTGCAGTTCCAGCAGGGGCAGCAAGGCAACCGTAATCGTCTGGCCGAGCTGACAATGCAAGGCAAAGAGAATCAGGCGGCAGGCTCAGAGATCGATACCGAACTGAAAAATGCCAAGGTTTTCGTCGGAGCCCTTGGTTCTGACTTCGAGCAGCTGGACCCGCAAGCGCAAAACCAGCGCTGGCAGATGGCCCGACAGCGCCTTATCAGCCTTGACCCCAGCAACGAAGATATGCCGGAGACCTTCGACCCGCAGGGCTACAGCATGGTTAAGGGTATGGCGTCTCTGGCTGGTCAGGCTGGAAACACCGGCGTCCAGTCCACGTTCACCACCGAAGACGGCAAGCTGGGGCTTGTGTTTCGCGATGGCCGAAGAGAGATCACGGATACCGGTGTGCAGCGCTCCTATCAGGCCCGCGACTATGGCGACCGTCCGTTTATCTTCGATTCGAAGAGCGGCCAGCTCATGCCGGTAGGCGGCGCGGCTGGAGATGCGGCGCTGAGTGCTGCCGACCAGCAGCGCGAGGCAGAGCTGCAGCAAAAACGGCAAGAGGCGCAAGCCAAGGAGGGCGCCAAAGCAACGGCGGGCGCCGCCGAAACAGAGCGAAGCAATGCCGCTGCCTACTCAACGTATGAGAGTGGCATGAGGGGGCTTGCGGATTCTCTGGGCGCGACCACGACCGGCCCCGTGGCAGGCCTTCTTCCTGCCTTCTCTGACGAGGCCCGGATTGCTGAAGGCGCTATCGCGGCAATGGCACCAATCCTCAAGCAAATGTTCCGGTCTGCCGGTGAAGGCACCTTTACCGACAACGACCAGAAGCTGCTGATGGACATGATCCCTACCAGGCAGGACGGCCCTGCGGTGCAGCGCGCCAAGTTCAGCAATATTGACTCCATTGTGAGAGCCAAGCTGGGGGTCGGTGCGGAACCTGCACAACAGTCTCCAGCTCCGCAGCAGGCGCCCCAGCAAGCACCAGCACAGCAAACCGCTCCGGCGACTGACGTCGACTCCCTTCTGGAGAAATACCGCTAATGGCCACCCTGGAGGAACTCGAACAGGCCCTGATTAAGGCTGACGCCGCAGGCAACACAGATGATGCGCGCGTGTTTGCGGGTGAGATCCGCCGGCTTCGGGCTGACTCAAAGCAAAATGCGCGAAATCTTCCAGAGCAAGCGCAGCGGGACTCTCAGGGTCTGCCCTTGTCGCAAGAGCAAAAACAAGCTGCCGCCGAGACGCAGGAAAGTCCAGACAAGGGCGGGCTCTCCAACTTTTTGACTGGCGCCGATAGAAAGGTCCCTGGAGTTGATGAGCTTAACCCGGACAAGGTCTTTGGTGGGCCCTTCAATATGGAGAACTTCAAGACCTCTGCCGGCACCTTGATGACTTTTGATGATGATGCCCAGAAGAACATTTGGGACGAGCAGCTTTCCTCTGCAGGTGTGGAGCATCGATGGGAGCAGGACCCTTTTGGCAACGCTGTTCTCGTTTACAAAGACGAGGATGGCGAAGAGCAAATGGGCTACCTCAACAAGCCCGGCGTAAGCGGCAGAGACATAGCGGCTACAGGCGCCCAAGTTGGGGGGTTTATTGGTCTTGGCCGTTTGGCTCAGGCGGCGCCTGGTGTCGGTTCCTGGCTCTCCAATGCGGGGCTGTTCGGACGCACAGCTGCAGGAGCTGCTGCTGGTGCGGGCCAGTCAGCGGCGACTGATGCAGGGGCAAATGCGGTAGGAGCGGATATACCCGGAGAAGATATTGCCCAAAATGCAGCCCTGGGGGC